CTGCGACTTGTTTCTCTGTAACGAATTTACTTATGACATTCTTCATCTGATGTCCTTGACCAACCGGGAGGAGAATTAAATCATAGTCACCAGTTGTACTAGCCCAAGATGTAGCACCCTCAACAAATATATCAAGAGCATAACCTCTGTTACCAAGCACATAGCTTAAAAACAGTTCTTGATCGTCGTCCTCGTCAAAATCTCTTATATCGCACGCCTTCGTGAAATATAAGACAAGATCATCATAGTTCGAGCACAATCCATTTTCACTCTTGGTAAGAATATCAATAACATCCAAATAATGCTTATTGAACATTACCAAGTCATCCCTAAGGAACAGGGCATTTCCAACAATCTTAAGTGGTCCTGCGGATTGACTTGCGAGTACCAAAGTACACAAATTACTAGTCACTTTATTCATGATTTCCATCTGCATGCGTCCAGCTGTATTCAATATAAGGTCTCCTTCTGTGGCCGAGTTGACTATTCTAGCTCTTATCTTTTGGGTTTTCGGTTTGACTAATCGGTTCTTACCCTTAATACTGGATTCAGGAACAAATTCAAGTGATTCGTCACCATCCACTATAGCGTCCCCCTTGAAGTAAGACGTTGGTGAAGAGATGAGCCTGTGAAATTTGAAAAGAAAGTCAGAGACAGTATCGGGCACAAACCACTTGGCAACATAAAACAGCCCTGTAATAACGAGCATAGAAACTCCAAAGTACTTAATATAGTCTCCTGCTGATCTTACTTGGATCACGGCATCAGAAACATGGCGCCGTCTATACGCTGTGACGGCCCTATCAATACCATAGTCCACTTCAGATATACAATCCAGTAAACTAATCTCATACTTGTTTGAGGGCAATGGTAAGCGCTTCCTCAAGATGTTAGTCTCAAGAACAAGTTCACTAAAGGATAAAACATATTCAGGTTCAGTAAGCAAAGAGCAAAACTGATTGAAAGCCACTGAATGTGCTCTATCACTTTGATGCGTACTGGCCAACTCGCAAAAGAGCTTATGCCAAGCCCTAAGACTTGTCACTAGCAAAGTCCGCGTGTGAAGGACATCTATGCCTTTAGATTCCAGGAAATGCCAATATCCCTCAACACCACCTGGATATGATGAGAAATATATTCTTATCGCATCCATGGAGGCTGGAAACATTGACATA